CGATCAAGTACGAGCACGAATCAAAAGCGAAAACACCGCATCTGCGGCTGGTAAAGTGATCTGTGGGCGTCGTCCCAAAAGAGCCGCACCCTAATGATCTGTGAAGAAGACACGCTAGGAAGTTCCTTTATGGGGCTTAAATCCGGGGCGTGTTTTCTGTTGTTATTGGCAGGAGCGGGCCAGGATTAAAGTCACATTATTATAATTATTTTAGCTTTGGAAGATTTTTTACATAGTGATATGGAGCAAGTACTTTAGATTCTTGTGTTTAGCTGAGATTAAGCAGTTGATATAACAAATTTTGTTAACTTGCGGCTGCGCGAAGAAGTGTTTAGACTTCTCATCACTGACACAAGGTGTTAGGGATGGAGCGTAGCTCCGTTCTAGCGCGTGCTTTTATGACGCATTGGTCTTTAACAATTTGGAGGGAATTTTTATGAGCGACGAAGAATATCGCCGTAAGCTGCTTCTCTGGAAGGCTGTAGTCGAGATTGCCGGGAAGCTGCTGATCGTGTATTTGTTCTCAACCGTGTCGAATGGTTAGTTAACGCATCAACCAATTGGCCTATCGGATGTGTCAGATCTGGTAGGCCGATTGCTTTTCCGGCAATCCCAAACTCTCAAATCATTTGCAAGCTCCTTACTCAACCGTCCCACTTGAGTAAGCCACCCGTTTATACACGAAGCGATCTCTAAAATAAAGTTTGACTTTACTTTCTAAGGGGAGACAGCCAATAGCCATTCCTACAACCTCTTTTATATCATAGGCTTAGAATTATTATTGAAACAAATAATTATTTATTGTTTCACTTTCACACCACGAAGTCCTGTACTAAAGTCACATAAACTATTGAGCAGATTCAACTTGGCAGTGTGTTACAAGTCTTGCGCGTATCTCTTTGTGGATAAACGACTTGTAAGAACTACTGGAACTGCTAGACTAAGTTTACCTAGTTGCGTAGGTGAAAAAAGAGTTTGAACTTTTGCCCCTCGATGGATACGCAACTATCTATCGGGGGGCTTCTCAATTTACAAGGTCGCCGCCCGTGGCCTCGGTCATGCGCCACATTTATCAGCCAATCAAATCACAAATGAGTCCAATATTTTTAGGGGCCTGCCTTGTGGCCGCTGTCCTGATTCCGGCAATCGTCTCGTCTTCCAAAAAGAGACAGCCTCAGCAAGATCGCCTTGAAACCGTCAAATGCAAAACCTGTAATTGCCTTCTTTTAGAAGCCGACTCGGTGAAGGTCAAAAATGGCGGTTATGTCAATTTTGAAATAGAGCACTACTGCCTGATCCATAAGCCGCCGTACGATGAAATTATCTATGAGGAGTATTACAAGGTCGTTCCGGCCCACAAGATTCAAGTCACCGAAGACGGTAAAGAGATAAAGAAAAGGGAGCGCTCGGCGTAACGCTGGGCCTCCTTCCCTCATCAGTAAAATTAAGCATTAGGGGGGACTCGTTAGCCCCTAGTTAGCGAGTCCCGCTATCAATAAATTTATGTCATTCCTCCCCAGCAATTACACACGAATTCCAAGCAATTCAAATTATTTCAAATTCAAAGACGGCGAAAATAATTTCCGTGTCCTCTCGCCTGCCATTGTCGGCTATGCGTATTGGAATACTGAAAATAAGCCAGTGCGCTCCCGCGAAGCGATCAGGACTATCCCAAACGATATAAAGCTTGATGAAGATGGCCGATTCTCAATCCGCCACTTCTGGGCGTTCGTCGTCTGGAACTATGACGAACAAAGCCTCCAAATCCTTGAGGTCACGCAAAAGCGAATCATGACCGCGTTGAAAGCACTCGTTGAAAGTCCAAAGTGGGGCGATCCAACAAATTACGATATTACGATCTCTCGCTCCGGCAGCGGCTTTGATACTGAGTATATCGTCCAGGGCAATCCACCTGCGCCGCTGGATGACAAAGTTGCCGCTCTTTATGACCTCGCGAAAATCAACCTTGAAGCCTTGTTCGATGGCGGCGATCCGTTTATGCCGTCCTCTTCAGATCAGCCCGAAGCATAATCATTAAACTGCTGGCAACATTCTGCCGTTCAAATGAATGATGAAACACCGGATGACAAATTAGGAGAAATCGCAAAAGACATTGAAGTGATAACAGCGGAAGCGGACACCTACACAATCCAAAGCCCACAAGATGTAGCCGTTGCAACCGAATTCCTCGTAAAAGTAAAAGGCCGGGCCAAGCGAATCGAAGAATTGAGACTGTTCTTCGTGAAACCGCTCAACGATCAGGTGAAGGCTATAAACGACCGTTTCAAGGCAAGCCTAAAACCTCTTGAGGATGTAGAAGCAAAGGTGAAACGATTGATCGGCAACTACACCCTTGAACAGGACCGTATACGCCGGGAAAAAGAGCGAGAGTTGCAAGAAGCGCACGCCAAAGAAATGGCTAAGCAGGAAAAAGAAGCGGATAAGGCAGGAACAGATTTCGTTCCGACTGTGGCCCCATCAATTGTTAGATCAACTCCTACAATCAAAACCGAGTCCGGCAAGACAACCACAATAAAGGTTTGGAAGTTTGAGATTGTGGATGCTGCAAAGGTGCCGAGAGAATATTTGGAAGTGAACGAATCGCTTGTTCGTAAAGCTGTACAAGCCGGGGCAAGAGAGATTGCCGGTGTGCGGATTTACGAAGATGTACAAGTGAAAGTTGGCTAGTGGACTGAAGACAGAACCCATAATATGACTAACGCACCGGCTATCAATAAACCAATGAGTATGAGAGCTACTATTTTGAGTGTTTTCATTGAAACGTATTTTAGCCGGATAGAAGAAACCGCCTGGAGGGGCGGTTTTTGTTAAAATGGAATCTCGTGGTCTGGGTCATTGTCGTATGCAAACACCCACTCATCATCCCAATCATTACCAGAATAAATTCTCAGCTTATCGTGTGAATCGAATATCTGACTTTGTAGAAATTTTATTCCCATCTTCTTATTTCTCTTATAATGATAATCGGCAAATTCACCTTCACCCACTCCTACCATGGACTGTACCTCATCTAAAACTAACCCCCTCGATTCAAGCCAAGCCATCAATTCGTCTTTATCGGTAAAAATGATTCTGTATTTAGTTTGTGTGACCTGTGCAAATCTTCGGAATGCAGGATGGTTGATTGTTAAGATATTTTGTATAACCTCATCTTTGTTCTGCCCTGACGCTGTTAAATAATCAACCATCTTTCTTAGTGTTGAGGCTACTGATTTCATTTCATCTAATATTCGTAATTCAGACATCCTCTGTTGTTCTTGCAAAAACCTTTGAAACAGCCCAGCCCACTGAAGTTGTAATTGATTGATAATATCTTTCGAAGTATCAAAGAATGCTATTGGATTATTGTTTGGAAGCCCGTAGATTTCCTCTATAAACTGATAAATGCGTACGTTATCAACGAATCCGTATTTTATATCTTTATTATCTTTATTAAGCTTATAAGTGTTATATTCACTGGAGACGCCCTTTTCGATAAATATAAATACCTGTATTCCTTTTTCTATAGCTGTTCTAAGTTCTTGCTGAGAAATCGAATATGGACCTGCCTCAGAGGCTTCAGTGCCAAAACGTCCTCCAATTATTGAAATCAAGATGTCGCACAATTCAACTTCCCGATAAGCATATTTCTCTGGCCTTTCTTCCTTCCCGTAGGGGATGTTGCCTGCCTCATGTCTAACTGGTTCATAACCAAGCTCCCTAATAAATCGCTCCATATCTTCTCGAACCTGTTTAAGATCGTAAAAGGTTGAACTGATAAATACTCTTGGGATAGCCATTAATCGCTCCTGGAAAAAAGATTTTATGGGTCGGCTGCGTGGCGGATTCTACAGGAAAGTCCTTTAGAGTCAATAAAAAGACCGTCAACTTTTCAGTCGGCGGCTTTCAAATTTCCCCATATCACAATCCATAATCTTCCATCATCGCGGCAATTCCATCCTCGTCGTCGCCCAAAAGGTCTTCAAGAACGGATTTCATTGCAACCCGCTCTGGATCAGCCTTCGCGTCTTTCGGACAGGCGGGACAGCGAATCACGTTGATGACACTTCTGCCAAACTGCCAGCCGTTTGACGCGAATTTCTGCCGGTAGCGGTCGTTGAGCTTTTGGGCCTGTGGAAGATCAACCCACGCTTCGCACTCTTCTTCTGAAAGATCGGTTTCGTAAATCTCGTCTTTCCATAGGTGGTGAACATCCCACGGCTCATCGCACGTCGAACATTTTGTATCCATAGTTCTCCTTTGAAAAAAGAGACTCGTAAAAGTCTCTTGAGTTGATCCCTATGTATTTGGCGGGAGGGATTTAGGTGTGGTGTGTTGGTAGGTCTAAACGGAGCTTATAAGTGCGCGGCAAGGAAACCCCTGCCGTGTTCTGCGCCGCATCAACAGCTAATGCCCGCTGCCGGAGCGTTGTGCAGAAGTTGGCGAGACCTCTCAGCCTTTAGAGCGTCGGCGTTGCCTGACATCTCCGCGAGCCTTAAGGCCCCATAAATCAGAACCTGAGTCGGCATAAAAGTTTGAAGGCTAAGTTGAGTTTTGCGAGCTTATCGAAGCAGCGGGAGCAATATCGCTTTGAGGTATTCAAGTGCTGATAATGCCCAGAAAAAAGCGCTACGTGGCATTCTTCGCATTGCATGGGCCTCCTCTATCAAGAGCGTGGAAGCTCTTTGATGGGTAGCAGAATAGGTGGTAGATCCAACTAGGGTTAGCTGGATGACGTGCGAAATTGCCTATGATGACTTCACTGCACTTTCTACAACGGTGCATAACACCTCCTAGTAGTCCAGGTCGTCGTAGACAGGTTCTTGGCTTGCCTCTAAATGGTATTCCAAGTCGCTGTCTATTGCCTCTATACATTCAGAGCATAAAACCATCCCTTGATAGGGAAGATTTGCGGTTGGTGTATTGCAGATTTTGCAACGCTGAGCTTCGGTGGCCTGAGCTTTGTTAGACATATCAGCCTCCTCTTCTGGGTTTTGGAGTTTGATTAGTCTTGTGTTTCCGTGAGACTCGTTTGAGGTTCTTTGCTTTGTTAGCCAAAACAACACCTCCATGAATATAGGGTTGTCATTCTTGCCTCCATAGATTTTGAAATGAGCGGGAAAAGCGCACCTACAGCGAGACACTAGGGAAACACCATAGTTCTGTAGGCACACTCCACCCGCCTATGCGAGTAGAGAGCGTCTATAAGGGCCTTAAATGCCCTGTCTTCCGATGATGAAGTTGTTTGTGTAATGCCCCTGGCAAATAGATTCCGCAACCGTGTACGGGGCAATTAGAGGGCTTAGGATCGAAGCGGGGTATCTGTGCAAGGATTCGTCTGAGTTTCTGGAAAGCCCGGATGCTACTGGGTTTTCGGGGCATTAGATGGGAACCACACGCGCAGAATAACAGTGATTAGTGATTTCGCGGTTGTGGTGTAGATTAGGTACTTAGGTGGCAATACGCCTTCTAAGACTGCTGCGACTTCAATAAGCGTGACTAAGGTGTTGAAGACAGCGATTTTTGAATCTAACGCTGCGAGGAGCTTGTTCATATTGTTGATCGGGCTACCCAAACGTAGAAGGAGAATAAGTATTGTCGCCGGTCGAGCCTAGCGGTTTTCGTCCTTATTCCTTTACTGAGTAAGTAGCCTTAATTAAATAATGATATTTTGTTGAATAATTGCAAGCGTAGCTGTTGATAACTTACAGGCTGAAAGTGATTCCGGCTTTGGCTTGCCCGATTTTATTTGCGTCTACCTCTGCCCTTGAAACGACTGGCAATACTTTTCCTTCAAGCCCGAATATCTTTGCGACGGTTGGGTAAAGTTCTGGTGAGGTTGCGAGTTCAAAATACTGACCGTTATCGTTTTTGCCGACGATTGTTTGTTCCCCTCCGACTTGGAAAAATTCCATATAGCTTTCCTTGATGAACTGCCACGGGTCAATTCTTCCGCCGTGACCGTTGTTAATGTCTTGTTTAATTCCGTTCTTATATCTGAACATATCCCAATGAGTGTGCGGCCCCGTCGAGAATCCGGTATTCCCTGATTTCGCTATTACCTGTCCTCTCTTCATTGGATACTTCTTGAGGCCGAATTCCCAAGTTATGTTGTCGTATAGGGAGTCTGAGAGGTGGCCGAATGTGTGTACATAGGTCTCTGTAGAATCGAGCATTGAAATTCGGTATCCGTAGTTTGCGCTCTTCTCGTATGACTCGATGATCCAGCCATCGCACGGGGCAAGAATTTCTGTGCCGATGGGACAGACAATATCTATGCCGCTATGTGATACCCAGCCATATAAGGATAGGTACACATTTTGTCCTTTACGTAACTGGACTCCGTTTACCACCATATCCCGGTCAGCGATCCAGACCGTATTAAACCCTTGTGATATATATTTTTCTCCTCCTACTGGTGCGATGGGTCTTGTTTGAATGCCCTCAATTGGTTTTATGAGTCTCATGTTCTTCTTAATGCATCTCGCATATCCTTCGTAGCCTCCGTATTAAGGTCTATGGATTTTGTTAATTGTTGTTGGGTGACTGAGAATTTTTCTAGCGTTCCAGCGTGAGTCCGTACCAAATCAAGCATTGCGCTACGTTCTTCCCGAATTTCAGTGAGGAATGCCTCGGTCTTTTCCTTGTGCATTTTGCCGGTTTCCTGGTGGCTCTTGATTAAGACGTACGCGAAGATCACGGATACGGCAACCGCTGGGGTAAGGGTTGAAAGCGTTTGAAGGGTGTTTGGCTCCATATCACTTTTCTTTATTTATGGTATTTAGGTGAAGACTTAGCTGCCGTAATTCTTCTAACGATTCAATCGGCCTGCCTGCTGTGTTGCGTGATTTACACTTGTCGCAATACCCGTAGACATAACCGAACTTGAAAGCGCGGGTGCGTTTTTGATCAATCTCAAGGGGGACAAAGGTGTGGTTGTGGGGCATGGGCGTTAATTGCTGGCTATTAAGATTTGGTAGGTTGACGGCTGCTGTGGCTGATGTAAGGTAAACGTATGATATTCTTGGTTATACTTATCGTAATTTGCGCCATCGCATATAAGGTTGGTAGCTATATTGACTCCCGCTAGTCTTTATTCTTCGCTATCGCTAATCCGACTGCTGCGGTGCCTGCGGCCTTGACTGTGTACTTTAATCCCTGCCTCTGAAGCCACGCCGTCCAGTCCTTCGCATCGTCCATTGACAGGTTTTTCAAGACCTGTGTTTTTCCGTTTTGATCTTTGTACGTGACGGTGCGCTTACGTGCCTTGGTTGATAAGCCGGGAGTTGATTCGTTGAGAGCGTCCAAAGCTCGCCCTGCTGCTTTCCGCACTTTTGGCAGGAATGTTGTTCCGAGCGGGCTTCTGAACTCCTTAACTTGATCCGTGATGGGTTTATCTTCCTTCCCGGAACTCAGGAAAGTGCGCTTGAATTTACCGGTGCCGACATCTCTGCCAGTAGACTTGTCAGCCGATAATATTTTCATCGGTTTTTCTTCAATCGTCCTCGCCCCTGCTGGAATGAAGGATGGTTTCGGTAGCGCTGGCTGCTTTACGAAGTCGCCAACATTGTTCTTGATAAGCGTTTGGAGGGCTTGTTGTGCCTGAGCGTATGCTGGGCTTTCTTTCGGAATACGGGCTAGAATCAGTTTCTTTACCGGATTCGCAATGTAATTGGCCTGCATTATGTTTGAAACGGCGTCTCCCGTAACCGCACCTACAATGCTTCCTAACGGGCCTGCCTTTGCTCCCGCCACTGCCCCAATTGTCCTCGCAAAATATCCGCCGAGTCTGCCGCCTTTCACCGCGTTGCCGTCAATCCTGCGCAGGCTGTCGAGCGCATCATAGTGATCGCCCAAAATTGAATTGAACATTCGTATGTCCGCTTCAGGGATATTGTCTTCAATGAGGTCTTTAGCGACTCTGCCGAAGTTGTAATTTATGTCGCTGGAAAACGCGGGCCTCGTTGCATCAAAAACCTTGCTCTGCTTCCACTGGCCGCGCTTAATAAGGTTCGACTGGCTCAAGGTTATCTGATCGCCAAATTGCTGTTTGAATTCATTGATCAGCCGGTCAACCTCTTTATTCATGTTGCTCATCTCGCCGCTTGCTTTGTTGGATGAAGATGCAAGCCGTGATTTTACCCGTGCGCCAAGCTGGTTAAGCGGGATGTACTGATCTGCCCTTAAATAACGGTCTTTTTCTTGCAAAATTCCATCAAACACTTCTTCAAGCGTATCGGCGTCCTGACTGACCTTTTGCATTACCGGCTGTGAATTTATCTTCCCGTTTTCAATATCAATAATATCGCCGCGCTCAGCTAAGAAGCGAGATGGGTTCTTACCGGCCCGCTCACTCTTCACGAATCCCTTTTTAGCGGCTTTCGTGCTGGTAAACACCTCGTCGTATTTTTGAGCAAGTTTTTCCACTTCCTTTTTGACGAGCGATTGTGTGACGTTTGACTTAATAGAGGGAGCCGCGCCTTTGAGCCCTTTAACCACGTCTATTGCTCCTCCGATGGCAGGAATCCCGGCTCCAATGGCCGTACCGAGTCCAGGTTTGAGAATATCCGTACCCGACTTTCCCTGATTGAGATTGGATGCAACGTCTGAGGCATACCCTGATGCTGCCCCTGCCGCGATTTTTGCGCCTCGTGTCGCTACCTTTGCGGCTGTTGAGGCCAGAGGACCGGCTTTCGGGATTGTGGGCGCCGCAAGATATGTAGCGCTGCTGAGCGCATCTGCTGCCACCTGCTTTGCTCCTTCCACGCCTGACTTTTGGGCGGGAATGTTGAAATCGCCTAGCACCGGAATGTTGATGTTGTAGTCCTTCTCCGCGAATTGTTTGCCTTTCTCGCCGCCAAATAAAGCAATGCCGGCCTGGGCTGCGCGAACGCCCGGTTTAACGATCAACGTCTTTACCGGGTCTTTCACGAGGGACTTTAGGAAACCATCGCCTTTGGGTTGTTCGGCGGTGGGTTGAGTCTGCGGCGGTGGGGCTGCTGACTTCTGTCGGACAAACTCAACATAGGCATCCTCTTTGGCCTTGTCGTAGCCTCTTGCCCGTGCCTGCATGCGTAATTGTTGTTCTTGCTGTGGGTTCATAATTATGCGTAGTTTTTAAGCATTGCCAAGGCGGTGTTCATCTCTCCCTTCGGCCCGAAGAAGCGATTCTTGACGGCGCTTTGAACCTGCTTCGTGGAACTGGCAAACCGTTTTCCACCGCTCCATCGTTCATCATAGATCGCTCGGATAAGCTGTTCTTCGTTGGCGTTCTTACCGATTTTAGCGAGCGCCTTGGTAATCACGTCGGTATTTGGCCCGTGCTGGACTGCGGTGCTGAAGATCACTTCATTCAAGACTGGGCTGTACTTGGTTAGATCATATCCGGCTTTACCTATTTTAGTGATCTGGGGACTGAGGTGGGTTTGCTTGATGTATTGATCCTGCGCAGCTTCAAATCCCTTGGGGTCCTTCTTGGCAATTTCTTTCCACTTATTCCTGAACTGGTCGGAATTAAACGCGATTCCCTGGAATTCGCCAGCGTAAGGCGATTGCTTGATGAACCTGTCGGCGTTGTTGTGGGCTAGTTGATATTTGCCGTAACTCCATCCGCCGGTTGAATCCTTGCCGATAGCGTCTATCCGTCCTCCTGACTCATATTTTGCCGAAAGAGACGGGCCGACGAAGTTTTTATCTCCGGGCTTCGGCGCTGGCGCTGGCGTTATTTTGGGTTTGCGCCTTCGCTGCCTCCGTATTGGGTTTCAAACTCCTGCATTGTGGACTGGTTCCCAACGTTAATAATGTTCTGAAACTTGGTCTGTTTATCACTTAACTCCATAGCCAGGTTGTCGAGTTCGCTTAGAAGCTTATTCTTATCGCCATCTCGCCTGAGAGCCGTAGCGGAATTGGCAAGCAACTGTTGCTCGGCGTCAGAGATTGCACCTGTTCCTTTCAGCTTTGAAATACTGTCGAGGCTCAAGAGGGCTTTTAATTGATCGAATTTGGCCACAAAGTCCCGTGAATTGCCAAATATATTGATCCGAGAACCGATTACCCCTGTAGCGCCGTCTAATCCTTTGTGGGTCTTGAGTTCATTGATCAGCGAGAGGGCTTTTTGCATTGTTGTTAATCCAGACTCTGCTTGTGCAATCTTTTCCTGTGAGCCTGGAATTACCCCAGCCGCTCCGGCTTTGGTGGTTCCATATGGAACACCGAGCTTATTGGCTTCTTCAACGCTCAACATGCCGTCTCCATCGCCTTGGGCAATATCACTTAAAAGCTTTTGTATCTGCGCTTCCTTATAGGCTTGTTCGTACGGGTCGGCGAATTCTCCCTTACCACTCATCACACGAGCCTCGCCGGTGTTCTTGTCATACCCAATGACTGTGCCATCCGGCGCGATCTGCATATTCCAGTCCGGGGGCAGATCAACCTTTATGTTTTTAGTGATAAGCTCTCCGGTGGTTGGATCAATGCCGTAAAACAAGCCCTGCCCGTCTGCCAATTTTTCAAATTTGTAATCAATCTGCTGGGCCTTCGGCTTCATCGCGTTATAGACGAGTTCGCCAAAGGCTTCATCGTCATATCCGGCTTGACTAAGCAGGGCGGACTTTTGCTGCGGATTAAGGGATTCAAGTGGAACACCGCTTTTGGCCAACATCTGAAGATCTCCCCGCGCCTTTTCCTGTTCCGCCTGATAGTCCTCCATCTCCCGGTTGTACTGGCCTAGTGACTCCTCTTTCTTTCGGGCGATTTCGGCACCTGCGCGATCTTCAATGTTCTGCAAAATGGCTTGCACCTGGGCATTCTTCTGCGCTTCTATGGCTTGCACCTGGCTGGTATTAAACTGTCGTGTTTTCTCGGTCGTGGCCGCGCCGAAATCACTTCCCATAAGTCCTGACCGGGCATTTACGGCGCGTGTCTGCCCCATCCGGTCGTCACCGGCCACATTCTCCTGGGAGATCATCGAGGCAAATGAGGCATTGATTGCGTCCACCTGGGTCTGCATTCGCTTTCGCGTCTCTTCTCGGATTGCGTTCTCGTCTACGGCTTGCAGAACTGGTTTGGTGGATGCCGGGGCTGTCACTGTCGCTGGGGGAGTGACAGAAGGCGGCAGGGCGGAAGGTGCGGGAATGCTTGTAGGTGTTGGTACTGGTTGGGAAGCAGGCGGAGCGGTTGGGGGGGCTCCTGCGGCGATCTGTGTCGCTTCATTATTAAGCCCGGTTTGTCCTTTTCCTGCGCCGACGTACCGATAGACTGAACCATCATCAAAACCGTACTGCTGGTCTTGGTTGACGGGTTTTGTTCCAACGGCTGGACCTCGCGGCATAATGGGGACTGTCGGTTGTACGTATGTTGCCATATAGGGTCTTTATTTAGCGGATTCTTTCTAAAATCGCTGATTTGAGCGTGACGGTTCCTGATAACGTGCTGACGTTTTGGGATTGTGTCGTAACGACTAAATTCAGAGCGTTGGCGCTGTTCTCGGCTGCGGTTCCTGAGCCACTGTATGCAATACCCGATACAGAAACGCCGTCTGTAATAGCGCGTATCTGAGCAAAGCCTTCCTGGGTCGTGGCCGCGCCGGTCCCGAGGAGGACAAATTCCAGATGCCCTTTACCGTTGGTGATTGAGGTTGTGGCTACGGTCAGCGTTACGACCGTGGTTGAGCCATATTTGAGGCGAAACGTAAACGTGCCGTTGGAGGTCATGGTAAACGTGTCGAAGTAGATTTTCAGCCGAATCGCGTTGTTGGTTCCCAGAGTCGCGGCGGGAATTGATTTGGTGTACAGCGTGTTTTCATTCGTATCGGACGGAGAGGTTACGTCGGTGTAGACGACATCCAGTTTCTGGCCAAGGTTTGAGTCTACATACGACTTACTCGCTGCGTCGGTGGAATTTGTCGGGCTGGCCGGAACGGTTATATCTCCAGTCGCGAGACGACGGGCAAGTTTGTTGGCTGTCGCTGCGGTTGCGGCATCAGCAGCATCAAGCAACTTATTTGAGCCAGAAACTGCGGTTCCTGATTGCCCGGCGATGGCTGCTTTTTCATTTGCGGTGGGAAGCCGCGTTCCATACTTGGAAGTCGCCAGCGTGGACGGATTGATCGCCAATCTTGCGCTTGTGCCACCGGCTGCGGTGTCAGCGTCAATTTCCGCCTGGGTCGCTTCTTCAACAATTCCCTTGACGGTCGTGGATGCGTTCGCCGCGCCTGCGTTGGCCGTATCTTCAACAAACTTTACGGTTGCCAGTTCATTTGATCCGCTATTCCAGGAAGGGTTTGAGGCGTAAGAGAGCTTGTTTGGCAGTGTGTCGTCACCATTCAAAATATTTCGCAAGATTGCGAGGATCGGGAAATCAGTAATGACAACTGGCGCACCTCGGCGGTGAGGTTGTTTGTTTGCTGCAACCTCCGTATTAGGCGCATCGGCATCAATGCCGCGAAAAACGACAGTCGCCGTGTTGCCGGAAATGGTAACGATGGAATCCTCAACGTTTGAATTACCAACGTCTATGGTCAATCCGTATAAGCCTGAGAGGGCGTTACCGTCTTCATCGGTGGCGCTTTCCAGGGTGAAACTTGTGCCAGCGGCGGAGAGGGCAGAGGCCAGGGATGTCTCGAACCGTTTGGTGATTTGGGGGATGTTCAAAGTCGTTATGTTAATTATCTATATTTGAGAGGTAATTTTTCTCCATAGGTAAGGATGTCCATGTAGGTGTATTCCGAAACCGAGACGTAGCCGATTCGCGTGGCAACAAACCTGATTTTGACCTTATCGTACTTGCCCTGGCTGAGTTTGATCTGTTTGACGTAGGTGTACACGTTGTCTGTCACTGTCCCGCCGAGAGTGACAGAACCGATGGAAGCGGAGCCGATGATGGGCCTAGCTGAAGTGTCTACATTGCTGTCCGTGCCGTTCTGCGTGCCGACCAGCACGAATGCGCCGTTATCAACTGAGAGGTAAATCTGTAGGGTTTGATTGCGTGCAATCTCGCCGCGTACCCACAGCCGCTTGGTTTTCTTGAGTCCGGCAATCTCATGGCCTGAAAGGCTGCCTTCCCAATAATTGCTTATCTCGCTGCCGTTATCGTCAAACCCGGAAAACAACTCCATCACGTTATCGGTCAGAGAATCGCCGACGACTAACGCGCCGTTGTATTTGGTCGCGCAGGAAAACGCGTAGTCGAGCCGGTCAAAACACTTGTACTGTTTGTCATAAATAAAAGTGGTGTTGTTGACGGTCGAATCTTTATGGCGGCACTCGAAGAAAATCAGGTCCCCGAACTCGCCGGAAACGCCTTTATCAAATCGGTAATCGGCGAGATTCAGGGCATCCGATATTTCCTTTGGGACGACAGCCGTGGAACTGCCATTAAGTGTTACAAGTCTGAATTTGGGGTCTGTCTGGTCTAAATCATCAATGATGTAAATGCCGTCGCCGGTCCCAACGGCTGCTCGCCAATTCGGAATGCCGACATTCTCACGGAAAATGAGGTTCGTCGCGTTCGTATCGGTCGCGGTGAGGGTTAGCGCCCAGGTCTTTAGCTTATGGAAACAATACTCCGTATCGCCAAAGCTGTGAGCCATCATATTGTCGCCGCCGCCATCATCCTGCCGGAATACATACCCTTGTCCGGCTGTCCGTGTCGAGGATTTCGTAAAATCCGTGATCCCATTACTGTTTGAATCTTCGTACTGATAGTCCGCGACAATTGGATGCGTGTTGCCTGGGGCGGTGCCGAAAGTTATGTCATACGCGCCTGTGGTGTAATTGATCGTGCCTCGCACCACTCCGCTGGAGTCTTTCAGATTGCCGTTGTAGTCGTCAGTAAGTGTGACAGCGCCGTTGACCTTAATGGTCACGGCAAAGCACGTTCTCAGCGCACTGCCGCCCTTAAAAGCCAGAGTCCCCGAAAACGTTGTGTCCGAGCCGTCGCCGGTTCCGATGGCTTCTGCGGAAACTGTTGTATAGACCGCCGCATCAATGTACGAGCCATATTCACCGGTCTTGTCTTCATTCCGGTAGCGCAGAGTCATGCGGTTATTCGCGATCTTGATATAGCCTTTGAAATTCTTGGCCGGATCAGTGAGGTCGGTGTATGAGCCAGGATTTGCGGTCATGATCTTGTACATCCCGGAATTGGGGGAAGAAACAAACATCTGGTTCCCAGCCAGGGAAGCATAATTGGCAAAAGACGCCTCGTCCGATGCGGCGGCAAGCGGGAAGAGATCGGTGCCAACTTCCACCCAATCACTTGTAATCGTGTCGAAATATTCGAGCTTTCGGCCTCGTTTCCTGAATAGAATCTGCGTTCCATCCGCCTTAAACGCCGTATGAAGGCCGTCAATGCCGCCAGTTCCGCTCTGCTCCGTGCCGTAAATCTGATGACCAAGCCGAAGTTCGATCTTGTCGCCGCGTGTTAGCCAATTCAAAGAACGTGAGGCTGCTCCGTCTTCTATGCTGTAATCCTCAATTGAATCTATCAGACCTCTGACAAAGTTTTTGATGGTCTGGAACCTCATCTACTCAATGTTTAATGTATCTGTGCTCCTTCGCGCCTGTTCTCCATAGGGAGTTGCCCCGCCAATACTTGCCAGCTTCCATTGGTGGTCCCAATCAATGATGGCGTTCTTGGTGCGCTGATAGAACGCTTCCCATTCGCCGAGCCACGAACGGCCTTTCTCGCCCTGGTCAATGGCAAACCAGATGCGGGCCATGTGCATTGGGATGATGATGTGTGTACCGGATGGATATTTGAGAACCGTCTGATCGTTTGCGGCAATGGAAGTGCCTTTAGTGATGTATGGAAAGGTGATCATCGCCCCTGCCGGTGGGGTGCCGGTCAAATGGAATGTCCCGGCGTACAAATTCACGTACCAATAGCCGGTTTCATTCTTATACTTTTCACGCTCTTCAAACTCTATGCCGGTGTAGGGTTCAGTGCCAACGTAGATGATGGGGCCGGACGGCACGAGGATGTCTGAGGCTAAATTGTACGAAGTCGTGTATATGTTGCCACTCTGTACCGTCTGGCTGGTGTCCAGGCGCTTTGAACACTGCAACCGTAGCTCTATTTCAAGCTCGGTCCGGGCCTGTTCCGCGAGCGAAATCTCGATACCTTGGTCGAGGGAATCGCCAACGAACTCTTCAAATGTGGTGAGGGTTTCGTTTCCGGTCATTTAGGTGAGATTATTTGTAGAAGCTTTCTACCTCGTCAAAATGCGCTCGCTTGCTGAAGTCGCTGTTGATGAGTGGTTCGCCAATACCATCCGGGCCAAACTGCCAGTAATTTACGCCCTTAATCCAAGACCTGGCTGCAAATGCTCCAAAGGCGTCATTTACGGCCTGTTCAAGCTGCGCGTTCGTACCGCCGCCAATTGTTCCCCATTCTCCGATGAAGAAATCAGCGTTCGGCCAGACTGCGCGGGCCTCGTCTAGGTCAGTCGCCATTGAATCGCCACCGGATGGGTAGTGATCAATCGTGATGAGGTTGTCCATCGCGGCTACGGTTGCAGCTTCGATCTTCGATGTTCCCAAGTGATCAGGATTATTGTTGCCCCACACAAGGAAGCCGTCAAAACCCCAATAGCCGACTTTCACATCGGCAATGTCATTGGCTTGGAGTGCAAGTTTTGTGGTCAGCGTGGCAAGGCGCAGCCATTCGTTGAAATCTGCGGTGGAAGAAAATTGGCAATAGCTTTGCGGGCAATAGGTGACACCGGAGATCCCGCCGTTCTGTGGCTCAGCTTCGGGAGTGAAGATGTCGCCTGCCTGAAGCAAGGCCGGGTAAGTGGCATCAAGAGCGATGAAATCGGTGATGTTCTTCAGGTGTCTGTAGCCGTCAGGGCTGCGGTGTTTTGAATTGTTATAGTTGCCTTCAAATTTTACGTTCGGGTGACGGTGCCAGACTTTTAGGTTATGGGCGCGAATCGAATTCACCCACTTCATTGTGTAATCAATCGCGCTCACATTCTGACCGTTACAGGTCACGTCCTGGTAAGTGGTGGAAATAGGTATGTGTGTTGCGCCAATCTCCACTGCTCGATCAAGCCAGCTATCAATAAAAGTCTGCGTGTGCTGGTTGCACATCTTGTCTTTCGTGGCTTTCATCGCGTCAACAGCTTGGATCGGCCACGTTGGTTGGATCGTATCAACGAGAATGGCACTGGTGATGTCTACGGTAAACGCGGAGCCGTGCCAGAAACGGACATGAAATGTGCCTACGTTCTGGGAGAGATTTAGACCCGCTGATACCCAAGCGGAAAGCGGAATCGTCACAGTCTGAGAGCCGTTCAAACAGTTCTGACCGTAATTTGAAAGCGGTACATATTTCCAGCCGTTCTGGTCAAAGATAAGCGCAGAAGCGGTGCCGCCACCAAAGCAGGTGCCGTGCAGGTCGTAGGTTATGCGTAGGCTCGCCTTATTGGCGATATTACCGACGCTTGGGCCATAAGCCTGAGCATCACCGTTACTACCGGTTAAATGCCAGGGAGAGCTTACAAGCTCCGTGTCCGCTGCCGTGACTGGAAGCGGAAAGGCAAGCACTAAGGCTGCCAAAAGACAGAAAAGTTTCTTCATCGAAGTATTCGATTTAATGTTAATGCGTTTAGATTAGATAAATTGTTGAGGCCGTAATTGTTCGGAGCAGTCGCGGCGGCGGCAATAACAGCGGCGCCTGCTTTGGCAATCTGAAAAGACTTGCGGAATGAGGTTTGAGGCGCTGGCGGGTCTGGGTAACGGAGAGTACCCGTAACGGTCATATCGGAACCATTTCTGAACGGCTTCTCGACTGCGCCTTTTCCATAGAGAGGGTGATATTCATTAAGACTTTGTGGAAGCTGATATGGTTTGATTATTCCCTTCGTTAAGGCAATTAGTTCAATATCGCTCAATCCCCGGCTCCATAATGCGGGATGCGCGAGACCGCCTTTAGCTGGAGAGCTGCTCACGCCACTGCTATTAACCGATGCTCCGATTGTGTAGTAACCACCTATCGGGAAAGGGGCGCTGCCTGCGAGCGTTGAGCCCTTTTTCCCGTTCACAAACATCATGTGGGTGCCGGAACGGCGGACGTAACCTATGGCATTCCATTTATTCTTTTTCAGTCTTAAATTGCTATCAAAGTCAGCAACGAAAGAAATATCCACATGAACTTCTAAGGTGGCATCAACATAGAGGCCATAACCAGCCCCAGCGCCGACGTTATAGCCGTTTGTGAGAAGGAAGAATGACGACAGGGATGTTGGCTTTACCATTATGAACATACTGTAATTGTCCGTAGCGGTATTGCCAGCACTTGTCTTTTGAATTTTGTCGGTCGAGGCGGAGAAGTGTCGAGCCATAATGTTTTATTGAACTTCTGGGACGTAATAGGTGTACCCGTAAGCGTGGTCGGCCTCTGTAGAAGAAAGCGCATTGCCTGAGGAGTTCTTGATCGCGATTCCCCAAGTTGGACCAAGCGGGCCAAGTGGCGAGGTATCAAACACACCAAAGAAAGCTTTAGCGGTCGTCGCTGTTACCACGATGGTTCCGAGTAGTGGTGCGTTTTCTATTGTGATCGCGGCATCGCTTGCGCCTGCATTGTCATCGGCAACTGTTCCATCACTGCGTAATAGATAGACTTCGTAGACAGTCCCGGCGGTAGGCGCAGCCCCGCCGGAAGTGATCTTCACATTCACCAGCGCTGCCGGATAATCGTTGGAGTTTGAGACCAACGTAGATTGCCTTGCTGACCCGTTTGCGAGCGATGCAAGGGTTAGGGTAAATCCTGCACGAGCAATGTCTTTGGTTCGTATTTCGTTTGCCATACTATTTTTCGATTACTACTAATTTCGCTGAAGCTGCTTCCTCAATAAACTGCACAGAGGTTTGATCACGGGGAACTACGTAATGCCGAGTTGATCCCGCCGCGATAAATTCATCGAAGTCGCTGCTTGTAGCCGTTGCACCCCATTTCATAAAAATGCCTTTGTCTATTGCGGTGACTTCTATGATTCTGGTGGCTTGGTTGAGTGTTATTGCTGTTGAAGCACTAATTGTTGCGTCGTAGTGCTCATCGAGTGCCACAGTAGGCGGTGTCAGCGGGAGAGGCGCACCCTCCCGGTCACGGGGAACCGCTGGGGTCTCAAAATTATCTGCCATAAAATGAAATATTAATGTCTAAGCCAAAACCCGCACGAATGGCGGGTAATGGTTTGAAACTTAGGCTTCTTTGGTCACGACGCCGGAATAGCCGGTTACGACCCACTGCACACCGTCACAATAAAGGTCCGCGTAATTCCCAATCACGCCTGCGATATTGAGATATTTGGTGACAACTGCCGATCCATTAAGGTTTACGGCCTCGCCGGTCTGTGGAAGACAGCGGATGATTTGAGCGGCGAATGCGTGGATCGTGAGGGCTTTGCCCGCGTTTCCCTTGACGGATGGAAGCGTAAATACAACGGTGCCGGATGCGCCGGTATTGTTATAGATTTGGTCCTGTGCTGAAAAAGGAATTGTAAAATCAGCGGTCTTGGCGGTCGAGGTGGCTGTGCGGCGATTCACCTTCGGGTATACCGGATTGTCGAGCAATTGGAATCCTTCACCGGGCGACGCGTCCTGAACCTTAACGCCACGATTATAAACTTTTGGCATATTTGTCCTTTTGGGAGGAGTACTCTAACCAGAGTCTCTTACCATAAATTATTGAAAGGGGATTTAACCCAATCCCCAAGGGGCTGAATCACAGCTTAGGTAATGGTGGTTGTGTTCACCTTTACGTTAACCAGCTTCTTGGCACCGTCTGCAAAGGTCTTCTTGCCGTACATCATGAACGGCTTGATCTTGAATACTTTGATTGCATCCGGGTCTTTGTCTATATCAAGTTGGATGTCTTTCTGCACCACGAAGTCCACAGCGCCTTTCACACCGAACATACAGTGGGAAATATTCTTTCCAGCGGAAGCGCTGGCGATATTCCATCCGTCAGTGGCGGCGGTAAGGCTGCTAGAGACAATCGGAGCACCAACACCGCGCCAGGTAAGGGTCAAAAGATCCGTACCGGCAGTGTATGTAGCGGTCAGACCGTACAAAGCGAAGTGCTGATCGCTTCCGGCTACCCAACCAACCTGTGTCGAGTTGGTAGTGGTCGGAGCGTTTAAGAGCGCAGCAAGGTTTGCACCCGTGGCGTCATTGTCACCGCCGATTAACACATTACCGGATGTGGAGCCAATCGAGCTTACAAAGGTAATAGTGAGGGTGGTTGCGCCAACTTTGATGGTCAGAGTGTTGCCATTAGACGGGTTGGTGGCAAGTTTCAAAGTTCCGGTCCAATAACCTGCGTTATGCACGAACAGGTCAAAGCCCATAAACTCGGAAATTGCGCCATCTTTGGAAACAGCGTCACCGAATGCGGACTCTTTGTATCCAACTGCCTCCTGGAGAGCCTGGAACACATCCGGGGTGATGTTGGCAAACATATCACCCTTTTTAAGGGTGTTTGTTCTCTTGAGCTTCATAAACACACGGGAGAATATCTTGAGAACGTTTGCCGGGGTTACGTCTGCACCCAGGCCGGCAGTACCGCCGAAATCAGATGCATCAATGCTCTGACCGGCATTTGCGACTTCTGCGAGGTAGCTACCGTTTAAGGAAAGCTTGAGGCTGTCCATAAACTTCTTGGTGTAGTACTCGCGTTTACCAACGTACATCTGGATTTCGTCCAGTTCGGAAATTTTGAACGGCACGGTTTCAATCGTGTTTACGGTCAATTCTTCTTTATCGTTGGTGATGTCACCGAAGGTGACGGCAGCGTATTTATCGCTGACTGACTGAGGAACGCCATTGTTCCCATAAACGCGGCTAATGGACGAACCCATTACCAACTCTTTTTCAAGTCGGAAATTGGCTTGTCCGCGCACGACTACTTCGTTATAGAAGTATTCCTGCATTTCCCGCGACCATAGGGCTCGCTTGGCGTCATCTAAATTGTTGGCCATTTGTGAGGGAATTTAATTGGTTATCCAATAAGAGGCTTTCTAAGCGGCTCTTGCTGGTGTTCCAATTGCCATGCGTGGAATTTCTTGAACTGCTCGCTCGTGGCTGTTTCGGCAAACTCCGTGAGTTTGGCCGGATCGTTGGCGATTTCGGCGAAGTCCACAACTTTCCCTCCGGCTTTACTACCACCCTTTAGAGGCTCGGCGGATTGTCTGCCGGGTTCCACTTCGGGCTTTACGTAGTTCATATAGAGTTCGTACAAAGGTTTTTTGTAGAACTCCTCACCGTCAGGGGCCTTATCCGTTGAGTAGGCTAATTCCTGCAATTTCTGCTGCACGTCCGGCTTGGAAAGCAGTTCGTCTTTCAGCGTTGTTTGCAAGCGGCCCACATCGGCCTTGAAAGCCTGTTCTTCGGCCTTGGCCATCTGATTAGCCTTGTGTTCGGCTAAGAGGCTGTTTAGCTCTTCTGGGAGTTGTGGCGTAACGGTTTTCTGGATCGCAGCGACGAGATCATTGATAAAATCCTTGTTGGCGTCATCAATGCCGTGCTTTTCCAAAATCTCCTGGATGTTGGAGGCCGTTACTTCGCTGGGCTTACCCTGGGAGAATTTTTCGAGTTCGCTTTTCAGCTTATCGTTTTCTTCCCTTAGGTTGTGCCGTTCTTCCAGCAATTTGGCAATTGGTTTTGGCTTTTCCCGTTTCGCGGGTTCAGACTGCGGCTCCTGTTCAGGAATTTTAGTCTCCGTCTCTGCCTTTGGCGGTTGCTCATCGTTTGTTTGGGAAGCCGGTTGAGCTTCTGGCTTTGGATCGGCTGGCTGGTCTTTAGGCGTTTCAGCTTGTAAATCAGCTACAGCTTCTGCTGGGAGATTGGTTTCCATTGTGGAACCATCTTCCATTGCGACTTCGGTCATAATTGTTTGGGTTGCCTAAACCGTAGGCAATAATCGGCAGGCTGACGTGCTTACCTGTGTCCCGAACTGGTTTTGGGTTGTGCCAGTTAAACAAAAAAGAGCACCCGATTGGGTGCTTTGTAGGAGCTTCTAAGGAAGAATACCGGGCGGCAAACTTCTTAGGAGCTTGTACAATGCCCCCAACGTTTGCCCGGTATTTTTTTGTGTTGGTAAGGTTCTAAGCCGTTACCGTCCAGCCTTCGTGACCGGATGCGAATGCCTCTGCCTGCTTTTTCGCTTCTCCGTGATGATCATTCTCGTGGAAAGACTTCACGAACTCGCTTTTTTCATTCCAGACATACCAGCAAACCACTGGCTTATCTGGATCGGTGCTTGGCTCATCGGCCTTGGCATCTTCTGCGTTATCCACAGCTTCCGACGTGGTTTCTTGTGAAACTTCCGAGTCTGAAGCTGATCCATCGCCACCCTCCTCACCTTCGACCTGCCCGTCTACTGCTGGTATTTCGATCTCATCGCCAACTTTTATTCCCCTAGATTCAAGCTCAGGGTTATTCAACATATCTTCCTCGGTGACGATATGCTTTATAAGTTTCCCTGATACTGGGGCTGACTTAATCAATTCTTCTAACTGAGGTACGGTTTCCTGGCCCGTAAGCTTTACGCCAAGCGATTGCGCTTTAGCGATCAAATCGGCTTTTGCCATATTTATTCGTTAATGTTTTTTTGAATAAGTTGACCGACAGCCGTTAAGAAGCGGTCGGCATGCTTTTTATACTTATCATTCCCCTTCAATAATTCGCGCATCGTATTGTCGTGAAAATAAGCGGACTTCACCTTGCCCTTGTAGCTGACATACAGCACGTTCTTTTTCGGGAAAGCCTGAATGATGAGCGTGTTGCCTTTGCTGGTGAAAATTTCGACGGGCTTACGAAAAATCGCTTTCAGCTTTTGGAGCATTGAGGTCGAGGTAATGCTTAATTTCGGTTTCTACTTTGCTGGCGGGTTTGAAGTATTTGAGAAAGTCGCGGCAGGCTTCTTTTCGTTCGTGCAGTTGTATGCGCTGGCGTTCGGTGAGTTCAAGTGTTCGTTCGGCTAGGGACTGTTTACACCGTTCTATTTCTTGCTCTAAGTATACCACATAATCTTGGACAGCCGGGATCGTCAATAGCTTTTGATCAGCGATGGCCCTTTGGTATCTTTCCTCAAGCCTTCGGACTTCCGCTTTGCTCTCTTCGTCGTAATCACCGGAGTAGATAATGCTTCTCAATTTTTCCAATTCTGTGTTCATACGGTTGGGGCAAGATTAGTCATTTCCTGAGATGCGCTTTGCGTCCCGCCAGCAGTGTTTGGCACTGGCTGATCGGTAGGCTGGCCGTATAGCTGCTCGGTTGCGCTTGGCTGCGGTGCTGGTTGGAGCTTTCCTTTTTGCGCCATTACCATTGTTGCTTTGCGAGCGGCGTTTTCCTGGGCAATAGGGATATGTTCTTCTGCAATTGCCATCAACTTTTCATACTTTTCCATCGGCAGGTCGTTATCCGTAGCAAAGTCGATTATCTTCTGCACAAACGTGGTGTTTGCGCCACGGAATGGTTTGTATTTCTTACCCTCCAAACAATCCTGGATCATCTTGCTGGCTCTGGAAAGCGCTTCCATCGTGCTTTCGTCGCTTAAATCAAATGCGAGTCGCTGCTCATCGTCTGGAATGTCCAAAGACTGCATTTTGACTTTAAAGCGCCATTTCGGACTGGTCGCCGCCAATTCATCCGGCGTAAGGGTCTTGAACATCTCGGCCAACTGTTTTTTTTGAATGGCGTCTTTCTCTTTGTCGTCGTCAATTCCGCTCACCTGCACGTCCCATTCGGGATTGATCTCAAAACGATGCAGCTTATCTTCTTCGTAGCCCTTCTCTCCGATAATGCGGACAGCTTCCGGGCCGCGCATATGCTCGGACAATCCCCATATAAATCTACGGCCAACGGCGATCCAGCATTTGGATTTTGATTCAAAGGTTAGGCGGCTGCGTTCGGCTGACTGTTGCACGTTCAAATAAGCGATTCCCACTTTGGATTGGTCGCTTTGGCCCTGCGCTTCGGAGTTTACGCCGGTCTTTTCTTTCAGCATGTTATCAATCCAGTTCGCAAGCTCGATGGTCCCGGAAAGCGAGTCGGTCTTGAATTGGTAAATGGCCTTGCTCATATCACCAAGCATTTGAGCGCTGCCGGATTTGAAAGCAACCAAACCATCTGGCCTCCATTCAAGTTGTGACGGGTCAGGGATGATTGACGGGTCGTACCCACGCATTTCGTAGTTTTGTTTATTGCGGTTATCAAGCTGCTGGTTAACCAAAACGCGAATTACTTCAGCCAGGGGGACCATATCCTCACACGGACTCTTGGATAGGAAATTGAAGATGTCGCGGTTTGTGTGCCACGCGGTGAGCGGCCAGAGGTTGGATTTGAAATCCTCTTTGAGCGGTACGGCGCGTAGCCAGATGCCGGTGTTGTATTCATAAACCACCCGGCATCGCTTGCCGTTCCAGTATGTGTAAGCCTCTTTGAGCTTATAAAGACTTTGGCCAGCGTAATTGTACGAAATGCCGTTGAGGTTGAGCGCCATCAAACGGTTCTGCTTGCTCTTAAACTCGGTATCGTTATCCACCAGCTTATCGTTTGTCGTCGCGTTGATAAGCTTTTCTACCTGTCCTGGGTCGTACAAGCCACTCTCTGCGCCTTCCTTCAAGTCTTCTTTGTTTTTGAAAATGTTATCAAGCTGCAAAAACTTGTGGCGCTCCAAAACCCCGCCGCCCATCGGGTCAACGATCAAATCGTAAGGATCTATCAGATCGAGGTGAGAGGAAAAACCGCCTGCGCTCTGCGCGTAATAACGATAGGCCGCAAAACCGTACATACCGGCCAGCTTCGTGCCGTCGGTTTCGAGCATGTCCCAATCGTAATCATCCTTGCCGCGAATCTTCTGATAGAAGGCTGTGGCTTTCTTGGCCGCTCTGTAATCGGCGTTATCCACACCCTGATCGAAGTTGAGCGTGATGTGTTTTGAGATTTTGGACTGCCACGTATCCACAAAGCCGGGGATGATCGGCACGGGCACGTTGAACTTGCCCTTGATGTTCTTCTTCACCCGGTTGAAGTAAAAATCCTCGATGATCTGCCAGGCTTTTTCCCGGTCGCGCCGGTACATAAGTCCTGCTTGATACTCCTCCCGGACTTGCAGCGTAATTTGTCCGGCTTCGCGTTTATCGAATTGTGCCATTGGTTTATTCGTTAATTACCCGATGTATAAGCTGTTTGGCTCAGCTTCTGGCTGTTTATAAGGCTTCGTATCTTTCTTTGATTTGAGTCTGGCGTGGTCTTTCAACTGCCAAGCGATGGCGGCGGCGATCAGAAGGTCAAAATGCCGTGTCGTCAGCCGTGGGTCAACTTCCGCATCCATCAAATCATTTCTGGTATATGAGCGACACTCGGCAATGAGCTTGGGACAGTTGAGGGCAAGAAGCCCATCATCTACGGCTTTGGCGAGAGCGAACAGCATCTTAGGTTTGGTAAGTCCGTTCGTGTTCCAGCCATATTCGGTGATCTTGCCTGCTTGAACTCTCGTGCTTGGCTTTTCTGTATTATATATCATTTCGAGCGGGTAGATTTGCTTCAGCCGCCCGATGGTCGAATCAAACTTATTGTTCTCCGGCGCAATTAAACATTCACCGAATTTCTCACCTTGCCGTGCAAGCTCATCACCAAACACTTCCGGCTTAATTTCGTTATTGTCATACGTGGCGGCAACTTGGGCCGGGATGGTGTCAAAATCAATGAATACGGATGCGGAAGAGTCGAGGCCAACGCCGCCTGCGACATCCGCGCCTGCTCCGAATCGGTGTGATGGGTCAAACTCCTTGTAGATTCTGAACCCGGCCACTTCCTTAATCGGCTGAAGCTTGGCCTGTGCGTCAATCTGTGTGCGGTCAAAAAGCACGTCTTTGCCCAATGCCGGTTGGCACAAATATTCACCGGCAAAATCATCCGCGTCGGCTTCAATGGCGTTTATGTCCTCGATTGTGTAAGCGTTCCAAGTGGGTTTGCCATCTTTTTTGATCGGCGTGATAAGAACTTTGCGCTGCCCGCCTTCACGCTCCACGAGCTTATGCACATTGCCGCGCTCTGACAGGTAATTGCAGGTATAGATTGCACCGCCGTCCTTGGCTAGTCCGTCTTTCGCCTCTTCCATATTGTCCCAGATGGATTGCGTTTCGACGGCGCTTCGCAGCGTCTTGCGAGTTTCAAAGTCATCAAACCAAATAAAGTCCGGGCGTGAATCTTCTTGAATATCGCCGCGCTGATCTGTACCGACTGTATCAGAACGCATTTTGACGCCTGTGGCTGTCGTGAAGGAGGCCATTGTCTCTTCACGCTTTTCCTGCGTTTTCTCGAATATCTCAGGGTAGTAATGGAACAGCCGTTGGTTGATGAGCAGGTTGTATACATCGGTCACGCTCTGCTTCGCGTTGTTCCGGTCCTCGCTCAAGACTTTGACGTACTTGCGGAAGTGATTGGCATCGTTTGAAACGGCGTAGGCAATGAAAAGCTTTGTCCTCGTGGTCTTGGCCGCACCACGAAACGCTATATCAACAAAAAACTTGAGCGAGCCTTGATAGACTTTGTAGTTGAATTCGTCTATTTCGGCGTGAAACGTCGCGTCCTCCCGCTTATAAAACTTCGGGAAGAAGTATCTCCCCCATACATTAAACTTGAAAACCGCCTCTTCTACAGAGTCGGTTCGATCAAGTTCAAACAGCGGTCTAATTTTTCTCTTGTCCCCCGTTTCCAGGATTCTTTCGAGCGATGAACTCATGGATTGCTTGCTTAGCTAACAATCGTGTCTCTTCGTCAGCAACTATAGGCTGGCCGCCTGACGTAACGTCTGTTCTGTCTGAATACCCGTGTTTGGTAAGAATCAGTTTGGCTATGGTTGGGTTGTAGTCGCCGGAAAGCCCCATATTTACGAGCCTTTGCGCTTGCTCTGCGAGTATCTTCTCTAAAATGTCGGAAAATTCCTCATAAGTATCAGCCCACTCATAAACAGTTGAACGATGAATGCCTAAGTAAAGAGCTAGGCCTTCAATTGATGGCAGCTTAACTTTGACCCTGTGTTCGTATGAAGTTGATTTGTCTCCTTGCGATTTTACCCAGTCTTCCTCTTCGTCAACGCAATTTTCTAAGTATTCCTGAGCTTTCTTGAGGATTGCTGGCTTATATTTATTTGGTCTACCTGCTGGCATTATTTCTTTTGGCTTAATTAAAAGGCGTTGTTAAGTAATGGTAACTAGGTGGGGATAACGTACCTGGACAGAATATAACTATAGGTATATGCTTAGTGTATAAGAAGTAACGAACAGCCAATGCTCAGACAAACAGAGAAGCAGCAAAAGATCATTAAGCTTATTAAAAAAGGTCGAAGCTTAAGTGAGATCGCCAAACTTACCAACTCATCCTACCTGTACGTTTGGAAAATCAGTAAACAAATAAAGAAATAATATGACCCTCAAATTCTATCGCGGCTCGTCTTATCTTTATGCAATGGCTCTATTCAACCCCTGGCTGAATATGGGCCGTAAACCGAGGATGACCTACGACTCACACGACGGTATGTACTTTGTCCGCTTCTATATTAAGTAAATCGAGTTTATGACTATCTGTCAACATTGCCTAAAGACTTATGCACAAATCGGAGAGCTATGCCGGTCGTGCTGGCTGCTCTTGGAGGGGAAATAACTAATAACATATATATTCTATGCAAACACTCTGGAAATCCTACAAGCAAGGATTAAAAAACGAACACGGTAAAGTTAAATGGGAGATCGGCAAGTGGCAACAGCAAACAGGTACTATACAAACCTGTAAAAACGGCTTTCACGCTTCAAGCCGGGCAATAGATGCAATGCGCTATGTCAATTGCGAAGTTCTCGCCATCGTGGAAGTTAAAGGTAAGAAAGATGAAGAGAAGGACAAGTCGGCTCACGAATATATGCGGATAAAGAAAGCATATATCTGGAAAAAAGGAGACTCTATAGCCCTAGCTATCTACGCCGCTGAACTTGTTATAGGTGTTTACGAGAAGAAATTTCCAAATGATGACAGGCCTAGAAAAGCTATTGAAGCCGCAAAAGCGTACCTAGAGAATCCCACAGGCGCAGCAGACGCAGCAGCATACGCAGCAGCATACGCAGCATACGCAGCAGCAGACGCAGCAGCATACGCAGCAGCAGACGCAGCAGACGCAGCAGCATACGCAGCATACGCAGCAGCATACGCAGCAGCAGACGCAGCGGCAGACGCAGGTAAAATACTAGACCAATGCGAAGCGTTCATCCAGAAAAGAATTAAGACCTTAGAGGAGATAAAACAATGACACTAGAATACGAATATATTCTGACAATGCCTGAGTTAGTAAGCCAGATAGACGAATGTGAAGGTAAACATACCCAGCAAGCGATATTCTCAACGTTCCATGGAGCGCTGACACAAATATGCTTTGGCTGCCTTAAAGTAAGAAGCACTATAAAACGATAAATAAACTAACAAAAACAAAAAAACCAATATGAAAGTAACCTCAATCAATAAAACCCCTATGCCACTCATACCTGAGACTAATGATGACCCTCCTAGTAAAAAGCGTAAGACCCTATGGCAACGCTTCTACGCTTGGATAATCGGAAAACTTAATACCGCAGCTTTCCACCTCTCCCACTTCTATTTCTGGACAAAGCTTAACTGGCTCCTTCCTGTCCTTGCCCTCCTCGCTATCACCTGGCTCTTTGCCTTCTGCGCCCTTGAAAGCTGGT